GCTAGGGGCGCTGGTTAGGGCTAACCACATTAAAGTCCTGCGAAAAGCAATGCTTTATGACCAAGGTCAGAAGCGCGTTCGCAAAGCACAGAAAGCTGGGCAGGGTGGTAAAACTGTACGGTCAGGGTCACGTCAACAGCAGGTAAAGCCTAGTCAGCGCAAAACTAAAGCCGCATTTCAACGTCTCAAACAAACCGGCAAGCAGCAAGATGCTGCGACCCTAATTGAATCTATGCTGTAGGAATTACAATGACCATAATCTCAAATACTTTTTTAAATTACGATGCTAAGGGAATCCGTGAGGATCTCTCAAATATAATTACAAATATATCTCCTGAAGACCGACCTTTTATGTCTAACATGACTAAAAAGCGATCTGTAACTAACACTTTCTTTGAGTGGCAGGTCGATTCGTTGGCTGCAAGTCAAGCGAACCACCATCTTGAAGGCGATGATATTTCCTCGTTTCAAAGTGTTACGCCAACTTCTAGGCTTGGAAATTACACACAGATTAGTCGCAAAGATTTTATTATTTCCGACACAATGAATGCGTTAGATTTGGCAGGACGTAGAAGCGAAGTTGCCTACCAGATAAGTAAAGCGGGGCGCGCTTTGGCTAATGACCAAGAGCATAATTTATGCGGTCTTAATCATGCTGCGGCAGGGGGTAATTCCACTACTGCAAGAAAAACCGCGCCACTGTCTGCATTTATAAGAACTAATACATCTCGCGGAACTAACGGTGCAAACCCAACTGTATCTGGCGGCGTTGTAAACGCTGGCGCTACTGATGGCACGCTCAGAAATATGACAGAGGGATTTCTAAAAACAGTCCTACAAGGGGTCTTTACAAACGGCGGATCACCACGGTTTGTATTAGTAGGGCCGCATGTTAAGACAGTAATCTCTGGCTTTGCTGGTATTGCCGCTCAGCGTTATCAAGCGCCTAGCGACTCCCCAACAACTATTATCGGTGCCGCCGATGTATATTTGTCAGATTTTGGATCGGTTGCAATTGTTCCGTCTAGGTTGAGCAGACCACGCGATGCCTACGTTATTGATCCAGACCTGGTTGAAGTGGCAACGCTTAGACCGATAAACAGTCAAGAGCTTGCAAAAACTGGCGATGCCAGCAAACATTTACTGTTAGCTGAATATGGCTTGGTGGTAACTCAAGAGTCTGGGTTGGGCGTTGTAGCTGACTTAACTCACACATAGGCATCATATGGAAACTAGACGCAACCTAAGTAAAGATGCCATAACCGGCATTAAAACTGATTTTGTATACGAGGCTGGCGAAACGCTAAACGACGACAAAATTACCTATCACACCCAACAGGATGTGACGGGTATCGTTGAAGCGAACAAGCGCGCCCGTAATGAAATTGACCGCCACCAGAAGCATGGCGAGTGGTCTAAGGTTGCGTCCATACCAATGTCAATCTATTACGATCTGAAAGCAAAAGGTATTGCCGACGATCCTAAGCGATTGGCTAAGTGGTTGAACGACTCAGAGAACCGCGCGTTTCGCACTAGGGACGCGCGTATCTGATGGCGATTTCTACTTACAGCGAGCTTCAAGCAAGCATAGCTGATTGGCTGAATCGCACTGACCTGGCCGCTGCATCCAAGGACTTTATTGCCTTGGCAGAGGCTCAGTTTCAGCGCTCTGTGCGACACCGCTACATGATCACTAGATCACAAGCGACCATCGACTCAGAGTATTCCTCCACGCCTGCGGATTGGCTGCAGACTGTGAGTTTAATTTTAGAAACTAACCCCGTCACGCAGATGGAGTTTCTCACAAACGAAGCCCTTAACGGGCTGAAGTCTGGATCAAGCGCAACTGGTACGCCTAACCGCTATACCCACGTTGGCACTGAGATCCAAGTCTTCCCAGCGCCTGATAACACGGCAACCGGCTACACCGGGGAATTGGTTTATTACGCGCGAATACCTGCGCTTAGCGACAGCAACACAAGCAACTGGCTGCTCGACTACAGCCCGGACATATACCTTTATGGTGCGCTGATGCAAAGCGCCCCTTACTTACAAAACGATGAGCGAATCACAATCTGGTCGAGTCTTTACTTAAAGGCGATTGATGACCTCGAAATTTCAAACCAAAGAACGGCTGGCCAAACCAGCGTCC